ACCCAGAACAATTCGCGATTGGAAACAATATCATCCGCAATTTTGATTTAGCCAAGAACGACGTATCAAGAGTAAGTCTCTATTACGTCAACGGATCCGATGCTAATAATCGCATTGTGTCAACAGACCATATTGCTGGCCGGAATGCAGATAGCGATTTAGGAAATGCCGAAAACGATGGCGGAACGAATGTCTTTCAAGCCAGAACTGCTACCGGATGGGCGGATGATTTTTGCTCCGTCGTTGTTCCTTCAAATCAAACATCATTAGGGCTAAGTGGATTCATTGGCAATAACATGCCATTCAGGCCGAATCCTAGGATCAAGCCAACCGAAAACTATGACAACGAACCGCAGAAACCTGATCCCCAAGGGAAGACAGAGCGGGCGCATGACGTTTGGAAGTATTACGGGCGGTGTGGTGTCAACAAATTAAATGGCAATCCGACGACAGATGAATTTATTAATCTAGTTCCTGGCGATCAAATTACTTATTCTTTATTCTCAGATAGCGATAATGATGGCGTGTTTCAATATCAAATATCAGCGAAAGACGGTTTCTCCTATACAAACGACATTGCCGACAGTGTCGCCAGCAGGCAAAGCAGCTATGATGACCAAATCGTCCTAGGAGACAAATATTTAATTGGCAACGCAATAGGGGTTTGCGTTAGTCGCACTAATCAACCTTTCGTTTCTGAGGTAGATAATACGCCTGTGGGAGGCGGACAAACGGTAACAGCAGTATTTGAGATAACTGAGCCAGGGGGCATCCATGCTTACGACTCCCAAGGACTCCATCCCGCCCTCGGTCCGTATGATGATTACAACAAATTTGTAGGGAATAATTATCCCGCGTATGGTCCTCGCGTTAACGCGACGCTCACATCCCACATTTTCCGTTTAACTGAGGCTTCATTTACAACGGAAAGAAGCACAAGGTACATTGAAGTTGGACTTAAAAGCCGCGTTAATCTTCAGATTAATGGCATCTGTTACTTTAGAGGAATTGCATACGATGATGAAGCTAGAACTTTGAGTAAAATTGATAGTGAGAGGGTAATAGACAACATTGTTTTTACTAACGGGAACTTTACTTCTCCCGAAGCTAGGTATAGTGGGTTCCGCGTTAAATTCCGTAGCACATCTACAGCTGCTTACTCAGTGGTGCCAATGATTTTCTTGGTTCGCTCGCAGCAAAGCACAGACGTATTTAATTATTTGCGATTTGAAATGGATACTTCCAACACTTGGGAGTTTCAATTAACACCCGCTTCCTCTTGGGAGATAAGAAACGGTACAGATGATTTGCATGTACTGGACTATAAGAGAAACAATCGCGTGACGGTAAGCACATTGTTAGGTATGAATATAGTCTTTACGGGTTTGGCGAATATTGCAAGAAACGCTGATAATTTTGCGGTCCCACCTCTAACAACAATCGACGGAACAGAATTGGATGACAACAATGGTCCTGATCTGTCTTTTGATGATCTTGTGGACGGTAGAGGATATTACGGAGATGCGTTCGCCAGGATTGTCGCAAATACCTCGCTATGACAACATAGCGATGGTCGGAATGAATCTTCGGAGTAGCACCGAAATCCGAGAGCTTCAGCAGTTTAGTGTTTATGTCAATCAAGGAATTAATTCAACGAACCTCTTCCCAGAGGTGTTGCTTGATATGTTTACGAATACAAGATACGGCCTAGGAAACGTTTTAAATACAGCTCAAATCGATACGGCAAGTTTTGCCGCCATGGCCACGTGGTGCGAAAATCGAAAGTATTTCTTCGATGGCGTAATAGATAGCAAGCTTAATATTCGAGATTGGGGGACCATTACGGCTAATAATTACTTGCTTGATTTAATCGTCAGAAATGGACAGTTTGCTTTGCAACCCGTTGCTGATTTTGACACAAAGCCTGTGATTACTGCTCTGTTTACGAGTGGCAATATTTTAGACAATACCTTTGAATTTACATCGGCTGATGAGCAAGACCGGATCAGGCCAAGAGTTTCTGTTAAATGGCGAGAGGAAAAATTAGACACAAATAATGGGCTGTTTCCTGTCGTTCGGCAAGTTACCGTAAGAGAAAGTGATACGGCGGAGGATGCCCCATTAGAAACATTGGACATTTCGGCGTATGCAACTTCTCAGAAGCAGGCCATTGATCTTGCTAAATGGACGTGCAGGCGAAGGCGGTATATCACGCATTCAATCAAATTTGAAACGACACCAACCCAGGCTGCCTTAGACATCGGAGCGGTTTTTAATTTAGGGATGGAAACAATCGCATACGATCAGCCTCAAAACGGAGCTATTGCCGCTGATGGGACCGTTACCAGTTGGCCGCCGTTAAGCAATGGAACTTACGACGCATTGATATGGACTGGCATTGCAACAACAGTTGAGGAGAGGACAATCAAAATTGAAAACGGAAAAGCCGTGGGGATTCAAAACGCAGTTTTCTGCATTAAGAGTGGTATTCAATCAGTGGAGACTTACAAGACGCAGGCTCTTAATTACACAGAAGATGGAAACATCAACGTGGAGGCAACGGTTTACCCCTGTGATAAAGATGGAGCTAGCCTGCTAACGATGGGCTGGGATGATTCCAGCAATTGGAACATTGAGGGGCAAAGAACATGACCGCCGACTTTCCTGCGCTATGCCCCAGTAAAAGATCATTGCAAGCAGGGCAGTATCCAACCAAACGATTTGACAGCATCTCTGGTGCGTCAGTAACGCGCCTGTATGGCAGCAAAGCATTCAATGCTGAACTGCAGCTGACATACCAGCTAAGCGATGATGACACGGCAGCATTGCTAAAGTCTTATCACGACAGCTACGGTGGTGCTGATACGCTTAATTTGCCGGAAGCGGTCTATGGCGGCATGAGCGAAAACTTGCAAGCTCAAGTTCGTGATTATTACTCATGGCGCTGGAACGCTCCACCATTAGTGGAAAGCCTTTTTCCGGGTCGCTCTAGAATCCTAGTAACCCTGATCGGAACACTGGACGGTTGATATGGCAGTTCTGACAGGCGCTGATGGTCAACTCGTTTATAACAACCGACCTGTTGCAAAATGCCGTGAATGGAGGATCAGCACGTCAAAAGACGCGCTTGAGACGACGTGCTTGGCAAGTTTTGACCGCAGCTACGTTGAAGGACTGCGTGGCACGACTGGGACAGCAACCATCCTTTACGACCCAGAGGAAGCGTCAGGCAACAATCTGCTGAACTCGATCAATGCCAATGGGCAAAATGATACGGTCGATTTTGTGCTGTCACGCGCTGATGGCAAGCGTTTTCGCTGCAGTGGTTTTCTTACTTCAGTCAGCCCAAGCGTGACCGTTGGTGCTGTTCAAGCAGTCAGCGTCAGTTTCCAAGTTTCGGGCGCTGTTGATGGTGAGTTCTAATGGCAGTTCTTGGCACTGGCGGGAAATTAGTTCTCAAGCGTGAGGCACCTGCTCCATGCGTTCTGCTCGATTCGGGGCTGAACTGGGAGAACGATACCTATATCAGCATCTGTCCGGGATACCTCAATGGCGATCGCATCGCCGCTGACTGTTTGCCTGTTATTCGCCCTGGCCAATATCCAGGCAACCCCTGTAACTGGTCGTCATATCAAGGCGGTCGCTGGTACTTAGGACCAAACCGAACACAGATCGCTAACGATAACGATCAGTTTTATAAGCAAGGCGGTGAGCAGTACCCAGATGGCCAGGCTGATGATGCCGCCCAGTTCTATGCCCGCGTGGGCGACACGTCGGGTGGCGATGAAATTGTCGGTTGTGTTCCAGATGGATATTGGATTCATATTGATGATTTGGGTCGAGTCTCTTTCTATGAAAGCCGTTGTGCAGCAATGGCTGGGTGTCCTAGCAATCGTTTGGACCTGGCCAATGTTGCTGGTGCGGTGACAATTGCTCCGTATGGCAGTCTCGATTATCTGAATGCGGTTTGGGACTGTATTGCTGGTTTGAGTGGTGATTATGAATTCAGCGATGTATCGGATTCAGTCACTCTTGAGAGCATCTGCGAAGACGCACCCGACTACATCCAACCTGTGCCGAACCCCAACACAGAGGCTTATGCCTACAACAACGCGGATGTGGAACCACGGCCTGCAAATAGTCCTGCGCCTTATTGGGAATGCGTGGCTGACTTACGTGAGTGGTCACTGGATTTGTCTGCCCCAGAGGTGGACACCACAGCTGTCGCTGAGAAATTTGGTAATGCCGTGAAGAGTCTTGTGAGCGGTGGCGGCAGCACTGAATTCTTCATCGACAGGAAGTGCTTTAGCGATGGAACGACCAACGGCATGACGCTAATGCAGTTACTGCTGATGACGGAGCAGGGCTGCAAGGCAAGTGCTCAGTTTTACGTTCTTCAGCGGCCTGGTGAATGCGGCGCGGATGAATGCAGCGGGCTGATCAACGGCGATCTCTACTACGAGACTGATTTGCTGATAACTCAGACCGCTGTGAATATGCGACCTACTGAGCTAGTTGTGGGAACTGCTCAATTCGTCTCCACAGGTCCGATTAAACTAAAAGAATCCTAACTGAGTTAAGAGTGGCTGAGATTATCCGTGCTGGACTGCCCGACAGTTTAGGTCATATCGATACGACCCAAGGCGACTTCAGGACTCAAATTGACGCGATCACGGATACAGTCCGCCAGTTAGGCGGAAATCCAAACGTTTCTGCCACCACCAGCGATCCACTAAACGCGCCGTTTGTTCTATACGTTGATCCAAATATCGGCTCAGATGTATTTGTATCTGGCGATTACACCACAACACCCAATACGACCTATGAAGACAAGATGCGGCGAATTTCGCTGCAACGACTTCAATGCGGATATACCCAGAGCAGACCTTTCCGCACTATCAACCGTGCCATCATCGAGGCGGGAATTATTACCAGCCGGGATTACCTGAATCTGAATCCGGCACCTTGTGGCGATCTGGTCAGCATTGTACTTTCGCCCGCTGTTCACACAATCCTGAACGACGTAGGGTCTGGCACGACAACGCCATGGGTTGACGGTCAAGATCCGACCGATGCACAGCTTATTGAGTTCAACAACAACAACACCGGAGGCGTTCTGCTGCCTCGGGGCGTGTCGCTAATCAGCTTGGATCTGCGTAAAACAATCCTCAGACCAAACGCTGTTCCAGCTCCAGCTAATGAGGCACCCGACCTATCAAACCGTCGTGCATGTTTCAAACTGACTGGCGGCTGCTATTGCTACGGGTTCACCGTTATGGATAAGCAGGGCAGCAGTGCTAGCCACCACCTGCTGGACGTATTTCAATTCACCACTCAAGCTGAACTTGATCAGTTTTATGGCAAGATCGTTAGTTCGTTTGGCGAGGCAGTGTTTACTGACTTTGTTAACGATGATTATGCGGAAGCGCGAACAAGTGAATATCAAATTGTTGGTCCACAGCCTGCTAATTCAACACCTGCTGTTGACACGATTTCGTCATCTAGCCCTTACATCTACAACATTTCAATTCGCAGCGTCCTCGGGATGTGCGGGCTATTGGCCGATGGAGCGCGAGTGCCGGACTCGTTCAGATCTTGCGTGATCGCTCAATACACAGGTGTTTCACTACAAAAAGATTTCACATCATGGCAAATTTATGCCGGTGGAACTTGGTCAACCGCTGCGTCTGCTGGTGACATTATTGGCGCGGATCCTAATGATGTTCGCGTGGATCCACAACGTCGGTCTGTGCATATCCGAGCAGTCAATAATGCGGTCATTCAAGAAGTCTCAGTTTTTGCGATTGGTCAGGCTATCCACCATCTATCTGAGTCAGGTTCTAACGTCACTATCACAAATAGCAACAGTAATTTTGGAGGCTGTGCATCATTAGCCATCGGATTTACCGATAAAGCTGCACCTTCAGACGGTGATTGGAGCACGGTTTCCGTAAGCCGAGCATTAGACCCATTCGTCAAGAGCAACAGCGTTCAGAAGATCTTTCTTGGCCGTCTATCTGACACTGGTGGCGACAACCCGAATAACACCACGACACTAATTCTTGATCAACCGTTATCTGAAAGCACAGCAGCGCCAGGCCAACCTGACGTACTTGCACGGGATAACTACAGCTTGAAGGAAGACGATCTGGTGTGGGTGCTGAACCCATCTGGTGATGACTACCAAGCCGAGCTAGCAGCAACTGCCTGGCAAGCCTCTGACCCGGCTCAGGTCAATATCAAAGCCTCTTTGCAGACCGGAGTCCCGGCAGGTGATCGGGAAAACCCAGACGGATCTTTTGACTTGCCTGACATTGCTGGCCTCCGGGTCTATGTCCGGCGGCTCAAAGACACCAGAACGACAGCAGAACGCACCTATACCGTCAAGCTACAAGGTGCCAGTAACCTGCGAATTCCTAACACTGACTACATTCTGCGCGATGTAGCTGGCAACTGGAACGAAGCAAGGCTCTCAGCTGTTGCCCAGGCAAACCTTGATTTAGCAGGTTCTAACAGGACAGTCGACGTTCAGCTTAGGAACGCCAACACCCAAGGCGACATGGCATGGGAGGCAAGCACCTACTACCGGGTGGGGGATGTTATCCGCCGTAACAATAAGCATTTCACCGCAATTCGCGACAACTACGGGACAGTTTTTGAGCCTTATAACTGGGATGAAAGTTTTGTGCACATGGCTTCGGATTACGACCCCGAAAGCCCATTAACAAATTCAGCGCCGAAGATAATTTTTGATGGTGATACTGATGCAGATAATGAGAATACTGTCAGCTGTGGTTTCACTCTTGCTAACGCCGAGGTTATTGCTCAATACCAGTCAGCCACTGACTACAAAGGAATGCAGTATTACCTGACCACGACAGGAAGTGCGATTTCACTTGTCCCTCAAGGAGTCGGTAGTCGTGATATAGCACTGAATTCAGATGAAGTTGAGTTCAGGCGTCCGAGCAATGTAAGGCTTTATTCTCACGCTTTTGAATGGTCGGGGTACGGAAATTATTCGACTGGTCTGCCTCAGTACCAAGGTACGTTAAGTGAAAACAATAAGTTTACTTATTACTTTACCAACGAAAACGGAGGCAAGTGTTACGTCTCCGGCTTCAATGAAGAAGGTTTGCAAGTTACTTCAGCGGGGTTAGTAAACCTTGAAACAGGTCAATCGGTTAGCATCGTTGACATTGGTCAGGATGATGTTGCCGTTGAACCGCCCCCGCTGGCGTCCCTCAATGAACCCGGCCTCATTCAGTTGCAGGACGCGGCAACAATTACTGGACTGACTGCGGCTGAAATTGCAACGCTCAACACTGCAATCTCTGGGAACACACCAGCAGTCACTGAGCCATACCTAGACGCATATCTCGACGCTGAAAATTATGTTGTTAGCCCTGGTCGATCAGCAATCAAGGTTATTCATGTCGTGCCAGCCAACATGGTTCCGCTGACCGGTGCGGCTTCTGTGCCCTATGGTCTGCCCTCAACTGCGCCAGGCGTGCCTTACACAGACCAAAGCGATCGAGCCGCCACAGTTACAGATGCTATAAGACTGGCCGAGCGTGTTTTTGTTCCTACTGGAGCGTCAGTTGTGATTTCGGTTCACGGCAATATCGAGGATGCAGCCAATAACCCAATCACTGAAGTCGGGCCATTGCAACTGCTAAATGGCTATGCCGAAATCATTGTTGCGGGCGCTAGAGGGTCGAGCGGTGCGGCTGGCCCTGTCATTAATATCAGTAAAGCGATAACCGCCACCTCGACAGAGCGGATCCCCCAGTATCGAACCATTAAGGCTTATTCAGCTGGTGTTATCTGGGCTGATTGCGATTTAAGGTTGGATATGAACAATGAGTCAAGTCCATGCTATGCCACATTTAACGGAGGCTTCGGCGTAGGCGGCAAAAATACAACCCTGCGTTGGTATAACACTGCAAGTGGTACTGCATCCACCAGCTCTTATGGCGGCCCGTGTATTTTCCAGTATTACGATAATGACGATCAAAGCAAAGAGTTTATTCAAATTCTGGAAAGTTCATCCGCCTCAATCCCGGTTCTGGAGTTCATGGGGGTTGGCGGCGCGTCTGGCGACGATGAAAATGGCAGTGGTCTAGTTGGTCAAGGAACTACTGTTTTAATTGATTTCTTGAAGGCTACTGTTGGTGAGGTCGGTAAGTCACAACTTACGTTTACGTTTGTCAATAACACCAGTGTTCGCGCTCAATGCACATTCATAAGCCTTGGTGGTCGTGGTGGAGTCAGAGCTGGCGGACGAGTTGCGCCTGAAGTTAATTTGAATTTCAGTAACGACGACTGGGATTTGTCTTACTGGGTTTCAAATAGATTCTACAAGCTCAAGAATTACTACGGGCCTTCATTTGGGATTAAATCGATTCCAAACGGTTCAACACCACAGGCTTTCTATGCGCTGAGCAGTAACAGCTTGGCGACTATTAACACTGCTGATATTTGCGTTCTTACTAATGGTTGCTGTATTGACGTCCCAGATGTAAACGCTCCGAATGCGAAATGTGGGCCTTTCTCGCTGTATTTCGCACTAATGAAGTACAACGATGACGGCACCTTGCTACTGAGAGCCAAAAACGGAAACGGCAGTTTTGTGTACGGAGGCAACACAGTGCCTTATAACTCGCTTGAACCGTATTCAGCTGATGATCTTTAGGGGTAGCTAAGCTTAAGGCACGTCTAAATAGGCGTGTCCTTCGGCTGAATAGTCATGTCAGTGCAATTAATCCTCAAGAACTCCTCAGTTGAGGATAAGCACCCGCAGCCATCGCAGCTAGCAAATGGAGAGCTAGCACTAAATTTTAATGAGGCAGGTGTATTCCTTTCGTGCAAAGATTCAGCGGGCAATCTTCAGCAGGTTGGTGGAGTAAAGATTGCTGATGCAACACC